ATTTCATAGAAACCATAGAATTCCCAGAACCCCACTCACAAGATTATGTATAGGGTCCGTCCTCCTTCGGAGGACGGACAATGACAACCCGCCGCAGGCGGGTTGTGAATTGGACGCCTTCTACGAACCGCCTTCTATGGCCTTTCTAATGTTTTACGATTTCTATCCAATCTACTCCATCTTTTTGATCAGTAAACTTTTACCGAGAGCGAGCATGTTTTGCAACATACCACCACCGCCGCCGCTGCTCCTGGTGTCAGCGGTTTGCGAGGTAGACGACGAAGCCGAAGATGACGATGAAGCCGAAGACCCGGAAGCAGCCGATCCCCCGCCCTGACGGCTAAAGTCCTTCGGAAGAATCATCGGTGGACCGACACTGTTCCCATTGCCCGCACCCAGGCTTTCTCTCCATTCTGTTCCTTCCGGGCCCATGGCTTCTTGTCCGACCCCTTCGTAAGAAGGTCCGTTGGTGACCCGAATGGTGGGGGCAAATACAAATCCACCCGGTAAAGTCCCCGTTCCAGTTCCCGTGCCCACCCCCCCATAAGGATTTGTATAGGAAGTTTGAGGCATCGGCATTGGCATCGGCATCTCTCCCGTGGCAACGGCGTCGGTGGGTAACCGGTACAGTTCACGCGCCGGGTCAGTGATGACCTGGACCGTGTCCAGATCCGTTTCGTTCGGAGCCGGGTATTCCGTTTCGATTGTCACTAAATTCGTGGAAGGATGGATGTCGCGAACCCACCAGGGACGACCCTGTTGCAGGTCGCCTCTGTATCCCACCGGTTCACCAACACGAAACAGGGCGGCGGCGGGGGAAGGAGCGGAGGCCGGGGCGCTCGCAAATTTGAGAGGACGCAACCGGTCGGCGGCGGCGGGTTTTGACAGCAAGAAATCCGACGAGAATGCGAGGTCATCTGTCTTTATATCCTTGTCGGTGTCCCCCTGAACTCTATGTTTAAATTTCAATTCAAATGTCATGGGGTCTGTGGGTTCGAGCGTGTAAGCGTCAGCGGAGTCGTAAGCGTCAGCGGCGGAGTTCTGGTGTGACGGTCGACGACCGAGTCCACCCAGTTGCTGCGCTGCGGTGGAAGGAACGGAGGCGGGTAGGACCGTGGGTGAATCGGTCGATTGGGTACCTCGCAAGGCGCGTTCCGTCTGTTGGATCCACTGTTTCGGTTTCACAGATGATGAGCCCCCCGACGCAGTTTGGGTTGGCAACGTCGTGCGGTAGGCCAGACGACTCAGTTGCTGGATGTTGTCTTCGGTAATCAGCCGCATTTGCACGTTCATGGTCTGCAATTCTTGGATGAGGAGCTTGAGCGCGTACGGGATGCAGACCACGCTAAAGTCGCGTCCGAAGCGGGACACGGTTTCGATGTGCGGGGCCGCGTCGTCTTGGCGGCTGTTGATGCCCCCCGCCACTGGGGAACCGTCGTCGTTTGGGGGCAGCGACCGGCCCGCGCCAGCCAAGGGACTCTGTATGAAGCGGGCGGGGTGGTCTTCGGCGACGGGACTCAAAAACACATTCTTGTCGGGGTTGTAGATGGCAATCATCCCGGTGCGGTTGCAAATGGCGAGCCGGTACTTGTCGCCGCGTTCCATCATCGATTCCGTCACAAACGCCGCCATGCCGTGCGCCAAGATCGAGTCGCGCTCCATTTCACCGATGCGCAGCCCGCCGTCGTTGGCGCGTCCCCCGACGGGTTGTTTGGTCAGGTGAGCCCGCGGGCCGAGGGCGCGGTAGTTGATCTTGTCCTTGACCATGTGTTTGAGACGCATGTAGTAGGTGGGTCCGACAAAGACCTCGGACTCGATCGGTTCCCCCGTCATCCCGTTGTAAAAGAGTTCGTTCCCGCTGGAATGGAACCCGGATTTCGCGAGAAGCTCGCCAAATACGCCGATTTTGGACCCCTTTTGGTCAAAGGCGGTGCAGTCGCCGATGCCGCCCATCATGGCACAGGCCTTGCCCGTGATGCTTTCCACGAGCTGGCCCACGGTCATCCGCGAAGGCAGGGCGTGCGGGTTGACGATGATGTCCGGGCGCAACCCGTCTTTCGTGAAGGGCATGTCGGCCTCGGGAATCACCATGCCAATCGTGCCTTTTTGACCTACCCGCGAGGCGAACTTGTCGCCGATGGCGGGGGTGCGCTGTTCCAACAGACGGACCTTGGCCAGACGCCGGCCGGTTTCGTCCTCGCTCATGAACGTTTGGTCCACGTAGCCCACCTGACCCTTTTTAGCGCCTTTAGACATATCGTAACGTCGGTCCACGTTGCCCCCCCCACTTGGTCCGGCATCGGCAGTCGTCGCCGTCAATCCGATGAGGATGGTCTTGTCGTCGACCGGGGTGCCCGCGCGGACGAGGCCGTACGCGTCCAGCTGACTGTAATCGTAGCCAGGCTTGAGGCCGACCACGACCGTTCCTCCTGCTCCGATGACCTGCTCCACGTTGGTAAACTGTTTGACCTTGCCGGACCCGACCGCCGACCCCGTGCCGTCTTCTTCGTGGGCCTCGTAGGTGGTGAAATACGTGGTTTGGAAGAGACCGCGTTGAAGCGCCGCCTCGTTGATCAGAACCGCGTCCTCGACGTTGTAGCCGGTATAGCACATGATGGCGACGATGGCGTTTTCCCCGTACGGGTTTTCGTTCCGATGAATCCATTCCAGGTAACGCGGCTGCACCAACGGGGACTGGCCGTAATTGAGGACCACCGCCGTCTTGTCCATCCTCACCCGGTAATTCGTATGGTAAATCGACGCCGCCTGCTTGCTCTGGCCGGTGGAAAACAAATTGCGCGGCAACGGGTTCGTCTCCGGGAACGCCACCTGGTTGCACATGACCCCCAGGATCAACGACTCGTGGATTTCGCAGTGCGTGTAGAGCCGCCGCCGTTTCTCCGGGGTGGACGCGTAGGCGTCGGGGTTGAAGGCAATGAGCGCCGTTTCCGTCTCGCTGCAGTCGAGGTATTCGACGACGGCCTGTTGGCGACGAAACGCCGTCTCGTCGCGGTAAATCGTCGGGTCGTAGAGCTCGGAAAGACTGTAAATGCGCCGGGCGTCCAGCCGCGGTACACGTTTCAGGGCGCGTCCGTGCGTCAGCTGTTCCCACGTGTAGTGGGTGTTCCCGTCAACCAACATCCGACGCGTGCTGACGTGCAGGGCGTAGGACGGACGTTTTTCCACGAAAAACAGGGGGCGGGTGAGTCGCCCCGAATCAGTGTATATAAACACCGTATTGAGTTGCATGTCAAATGTGGCACTGGTGTGGACGGGGATCAGCGCCTGCCGGCGGTAGAGCCGGAATTTAGCGACGCTGGCGACAGGATCGTCCATGGCGCCGACCCAGGCACCGTTGACCATGACTTTGGTCATGCGGGCGAGTTCCGGCACGGTGCAGTCTTCGAGCATGCGCATGGCCAACTCGGTGCGTAGCCAGGCCACCATCGGTTCGCGCGAGTAGCCGCGCGTGACGGCGCAGGCAATGGCCAAGTTCTTGTGAAACCCGATGTTGCCCCCGTCGGGGGTGTCGATCGGGTCAATGTAGCCCCACTGCGACGGGTGCAAGAGGCGCGGTTCGACGATCTTGAGACCGGCGTCCATCGGCAAATTGATCTTGCGGAGGTGACTGATCATCGTGTTGAAAGACAGACGATTCAGGTCTTGGACCACCCCCACACGTTTCGTATGTGCCACCGACCCCCAGTTCCCCTTGAAGGCCTTTCTAAACCCGTCGTCCACCTGCCGATGTTCGCGGAAGAATTCGTGATATTTGTCGCGGACGAGGTCCGACAGCAGTTCCCCCCCGCTTTCGTACGCCCCCTGCCGCAAATTGGTTTCCCGGTCAAAGGCCAGGTGCACGTCCTTTAGCTGAATCCGGTAGTATTCGCGGAACAAGTCGCCGATCAGCGCGCCGCTCAACTCCACACGTTTGTATTTGAAATTGTCGCGGTCGGTGGGGCGTTCGATGCCGGCGTGGACCGACAGGAGACGGAACACCATCATGCCTAAAAAGAGGGCCTTGGCGCGGAAATTCAGTTCCCCCATGTGCGGCAAAAAGTAGTCGGCCAACACGGCCAGTGCGTGCGTCGGCGTCTTGCCCTTGGTCAGCGACCCGACATAGTGGAGCGCGTCGTTTTGGTTGAAAATACCTCCACTGTCATGCACCGACGGAACAAAGAGGTCCACTAAATCAGCGTATTTGTCCTCCATGTCCAGGAGACAGGTGCGAATGATGTCGCGGTCGCTGATGACGCCGAGTGCGCGAAACAGGATGAACAGCGGCACGGGTTTCCGCACGTTGGGCACGTTGACCACAATCTGCCGGTTGCGCAAGGAGGCGGTCGGCGCCATCATCCGGACCGACAAGGTGCGAACCGGTTTAGCCACATTTTCGGACACGGACCGTATTTCGGCCGAATACAAAAAGTCGTCAATCTGGTCGTCGTCGTCGCCCGGAGGCACCAGGTCGCCGTGGTCGGGGGCATCGCCTCGCCGCTTGCCACGACGCATGTACAACATGTTGTCGGCAAACTTTTCCTGGGGCACGATGCATTTTTCTTTGCCGTCGATGATGAAATAGCCGCCCAGGTCGTTTCGACATTCGCCCAGTTGGAAACGGGCGTCGCGAGGCAGGCCGTGCAAAATACAGTGTTTAGACTGCACCATGATCGGGAACCGACCCAGGTACACGTTTTCCAGGGTAAATGATGTCTGGACCTGTCTCAAACGTGGATTCGCCGCCGCGGCGGCGGCAGCAGGCCGCCTCCGTTCCTTCCCCCGCGGCGCCCCTCCTTCCAACCCGTGTTCGGGCTCTTCGGATTCCTCGCCTTCCCGCAACATTCGCGTAAACTCGACGTCAATGTCGTAGTGCACGGTCATCGCGTAGGTCATGTTGCGCAGACGGGCCTCGTTCGGAAACATGTAGCGCGAGGTGCCGTGCTCGTGGATGGTCGGTTTGCCCATCCGGACTTTGGTACCGTCCTTCCCCCCCAGATAGAGACGACATTCCTGACGGTACATGCCCCGAGTTTCGTCATAACCCGCAGAGATGATGAGGGGGTTTTGTTCGCGAAACATTTGGTAGATGCCGTGGTCGAAAAAGTCGTCGTAAGACTCGACCTGGTGTTGCACCAGGGCCTGGGGCATGTCGCGGAAATACGTTTCAATGATGCCCCAGATCGTCGCCGTGTCCAGCGTCAGCGTCGACGTCCCCGATTCTTCCTCTCGCACATCGTCCCTGTTTTCGCTTTCGCTTTCGCGGTCGCCTTCCTGACTCGTCTTCTTATTCTTACGTTCCTTGTCCTTGTCCTTGTCTCCAGTTTCTTCTTGAGGCATGAATGAATGGCCCTATAGGTTCCTCATAGATAAATACCCTTATATGGTACCATTCCGAGCCTTCACCATCCTCAACTTTTTTCTTAATATGTACTATACGAGTCATGAGCCTCAACAACACCCTTTTTGGTCCGCTGAGCAAGCAGTACTGCTTGTACTTTTACCTGCTGTCGGTCTTCGGATTCGTCTTCCTGGTCATCGCCGTCCTGGGCATGCTGTTCAACCTCTTTAGCAAGAAGATGGACGGCAAGATTGTCGGCGGTTTCTTGATGGCGGCCCTTGGCTACGGCATCTTCTACTTCCAAAGTCGTCTCCTCTACTCGATGTGCTCGCACTCCGAGGGGTTGGAAATGCCGAAGGACCCCAAGGCAACGAAGCCTGCCGCTGCCCCTGCTGCCCCTGCCGCCCCTGCCGCTGCCGCCCATTAAACCTGTCCCCGTCCCCCCAAAAAAACTCGGCAGCGCGTCGTGATACATGATTTTTGATTCGAACAAATCATGTATAGGAATTTGATTTTACATTCCATTTCCGTTCCATAGTTGTATTGTGTTGTAAACCACCATGGACATTTTGTATTATAGCAATCTCTGCAAGCATTCACAGAAGATCATTCAGTACCTCGTTAAAATGCAGTTGACCCAGCAATTGTCGTGTATTTGTATCGATAACCGGGTGCGCGACGCCAACAACAATCAACTGTATGTGGTCTTGGAAAACGGTCAGCGCGTCGCCACGCCTCCCAACTTGACGCATGTACCCAGTCTGCTGTGTGTGAAAAAGAATTATACCCTGATCACGGGAGACGGTATTTTCGACTACCTGGCGTCGACCTACGGAGGGCGGGGCGGTCGGGACACTTATGGTGTCGAAAGGAACGGGGGGGCGGCGATGCCCTCGGCCGTGCACCGCCAGCGTGAACCGGAAGCGTATTTGTTGTCCGGAGCCACGGCCAATGCCAACGTATTTTCCGAGGCCTACACGAGCTACGCCATGTCGGCTGACGACTTGGCCGCTAACAGTGGCAGTGCGAATCGACCGCTGCACAATTACGTCCCGGTCGACCATCATATTACGATTCATACACCGACAGAAGACTATAGACCCGACAAAATTTCGGAAACGGCACTCGAGCAAGCCCAGCAACAACGCATGCAGGACATGGGTTCCTCGACACCCGGAGGCATGCCCATGGTCGCGGGCGCCGTTCCGCCACATACCCTCGATCCATCCTCCCGTCAACCACCGCAATATACCCAACAACAACAACAACAACAACAACCGTTTGTTCCCCAAAAATATACCCCTCCGATGCAACCTGCTATCCAACGTGCGCCTGCCCTGCAAACCCAAAATCCATATACATGCAGCTATGCAAGTTCTCAAACCAGATCGACCCTCTAAGTTTTTTTTGCATTTTCAGTTTGATTAAGGGAGTTCAAAATCCACTTCATAAAAAATAATTTAAAGTCTAACTGTTAGAAACTGTTAGACTCTGAAAATAAACAAAAACATGCCCAGGTTTTGCTATTGCGGTAAAACACGGCCATACTTCAACGAACCCGGTGAATCCAAGGCCGTGTGCTGCGCGACATGCAAAACCGAAACCATGGTCGATATTGTGCATCCGAGGTGCCGTTGCGGTAAGGCAAAACCATGCTTTAACGAACCAGGAGAATCCAAGGCCGTGTGCTGCGCCAAGTGCAAGACCGACACCATGGTCGATGTGGTAAGTCCAAAATGTCGGTGCGGCAAGGCACGGCCATACTACAATGACCTGGGTGAAACCAGGCCCGTGTGCTGCGCAAAGTGCAAAACCGAAACCATGGTTAATGTGGTAACTCCGAAGTGCCGTTGCGGAAAGGCAATACCATGCTTTAACAACCTGGGTGAAACCAAGCCCGTGTGCTGCGCGACATGCAAGACCGACACCATGGTCGATGTGGTAAGTCCAAAATGTCGGTGCGGTAGATCACAGCCATACTTTAACGAAGTTGGTGAAACCAAGCCCGTGTGCTGCGCGACATGCAAGACCGACACCATGGTGAATGTGGTAAGTCCAAAATGTCGTTGCGGTAGAGCACATCCATGTTTCAACGAGCTTGGTGAAACCAAGCCGGTGTGCTGCGCGACATGCAAGACCGAAACCATGGTCAATGTGGTCAATCCGAAGTGCCAAGCCCACGAAAAAACCAATTGCAATGCCACAGGTAACCCGAAATACAGACGCTATTGCACCACCTGCTTTCAACGCGAATTCCCGCTCGACCCCCTGACCTTCCAAATCCGTTCCAAAACCAAAGAACTTGCTGTCCGCGATTTCATCAACTCTCATTTCGAGGGTTTCCACCACGACACTACTCTGTATACGATGCATTGTGATTGCACCGTCCGTCGTCGTATTGATCACCGCAAGTTGATCGGTAACACCCTCTTGGTCGTCGAAACGGACGAGAATCAACACAAATCCTACAATGCCATGGACGAAGAGACCCGATACGACGATTTGTTCATGGCCTTTTCCGGGAAATGGGTCTACCTTCGGTTCAACCCGGACAAATACAGAGACCGACACGGCAAAGGCAAGAACCCCGAGATTGCTACCCGTCTCACGGTGTTAAAAGCGGAAATCGAAAAGCAAATTGCCCGTATTGAACGCGATGAAAACATCGACCCCGTCGAACGCGTGTATTTGTACTACGATGGATTTTAGGTGCTATTACCTGTTTGTGGGTTTCGTGTTTCGTGAACAAACCAATATAAAAACTCGTCGCGTATGTTGGTTTATAAGTTCCATGGATAAGAAGACCATTATGCGGGCGTTTAACACGCTCTTTTCCGAGTTCATGGCGGATGTGACCCGAGTGTATCCAGATAACCAGGAAATCAAGTATGCTTCAACATCCTTTGACACGGTCAAGCACGCCAACCCGTCGATTTTGATCAAGGTCTGGTTCAGTCACGTCTACACGCCCTACCGTGACGTGATTGATGCAGGCAATATTTCCTTTTTCTTCGACAAAAACTACAGCGAAGATCTGTCTGAAATGGGACAGAACTCGAAGCCGATTCTTGACATGATTGACAAGATCCGGGGTCCCATTAAGGAAATGACGGCGGACAATCAAGCGCACGTGGCCGAATACATTCGGAACTTGAGCAAGCTCTCGCAAGTGTATGCAGCTTGATATCTTTAGCATGCGCGCACGCAGACCACCGCCCGCACATAGACCTACACATTTATCTCGAATGTGTAGGTATATACGTATATACGCAAATCAAAAATTCGTCTATTATAGTAGGTGTTGACGTGGCGAATGATGGACCCGCGCCAAAACGAAGTGATAGCCATAGATGATGAAATCGCGGGTAGCGAAGCGACCCACCCGGACCTGTTCATTCGGTACGGGGACATTGTCGTCCTAATTGCTCCCATAAATCTGCAATTGCACGAACACACCTTTTTCGTGGACTACGTCGATAAACGTCAAATACGGGTCATTCAGGTGACTTCGTTGGAGATCACCACCCTGTATTTGACAGACACTGGGCAGTTTCGCGACGAGAGTATCACGGGGGTGGATTTGGTGTCGCGGGCCAACGAACGTGGGTACGCCCGCCAGTCGGGACTCGTGCCTCATACGTGGGTCAAAGTCGAATTTGGCGGCGAGTACCCGGCCATGGTGGTGGGGGAAATTACCAACTTGGACGAGGACCAGATTGAAATCACCACGCACCCGTCACGCGAGGTTCTTTATATTGATTTCGCGTACCAGGGACTGCCGTTGGACCTGCACATCGTGTCGATACGTACGATGGATCCCCCCCCTGGTGCCGCGGGACGTCGTCGTGCGGCCGGCGTGACCCCCTCGGGTGAACTCATCGAATCGATCGACGACGTGGACCTGGATGCTGACGCGGCAGACGAACATGTGCCGGAATTGTCGGAAGACGCCGCGGATCCGACGGTCCGTGCCACCTTGCACGAATTGTACATAGACGCCAACGACATTGTATTTGGACCGTCCGAAGACGACGTGCTGGTGGGTCAGGTGGTGGAAATCAGCGAACACGAAAAGGTGTATTCCGTGGAATCGCAGTTGAACGATTTGCTGGACGAATTGTTGTCGACGATTCCCAACCCTCAGCGGACGACGCCGGTCATGGCGCGCGTGCACCGGTTGCTGGAGCGGTTCCGAGAATTGCGGTCGCAGTACTCCCGGTTCGCAGGTTCGTCGCCTTCGGCCGGTCTGGCGCCCATGACCGGACGTGTTCTCGGTCCCCAAGTACGTACCGCCCTGGACCGCGCCAAACCCTTATTGAAACATTTGGGCACGCTTGACCGGTTGCCGGCGTGGTTGGTGCCGGTGGTCCATTGCCGCCGTAAAATCTACGACGTGGTCGAAGCCACCGACGTCGATGTGCTGAATCTGAGGACCAATATGGTGGACATGGAGAACCGACAGAAAGACTACGCGCTGGATCGCGGATTGAACCACCCGAACCGCGTGCCGTACCTGGATCTGCAGGACAGCCTGGACGACACCCTGACCCCGTTTGTCCCGCCCGCGAGCGTGGCCGGGACCACGGCGGTCGCGGTTCAGGTTCCCCAGGATGCGGTGGTCGAGCGAACGTCGGTGGTCCACGGACCGTCGGGCGAGGTGGAGACGGCCACGTTCGTCCCTCAACGCTTTCTTCCCGCCGATCCCCGATCCGGAAAGCTCCCCCCCGTCCCCCCCGATATGATGTATGTGACCTCATGGATTGCTCTCTGTTGTTCCTGGATGGAATTTTCCCGCGTCCGGTTGCCGACCACGGACATCTTGCGGCGCGTGTCGTGGGGCGCGAATTGGCCCATGCGGTTCATGCGGTTTGCGCGCCTTGGTCCGTCGCGGGAATTCGATACGGTGACTTTAGCCGCCAACACCAACCCGACGGAGGCGACGGCGGAGGCGGCATTGCCGTCCACCGACAAACAGTACGTATTGGAATCACCTCCCGCGGAACCATCTTCGCGGTCCGAGGCAGAGGCCTTCCAGGGCATGATCCCCAGCGTCTCGAACTTGATCAAAACGATGCCGACCCCTACTTCGGTGTCGTTGGCGGCCCTCGTGGCTCGACTCGAACCGTTCCTGGTGTACGGTGAAGACCTCACCTACTCTTCGTACCAGGACGCCCGGAAGCAGGTTCAAACGCACCTCAAAGCGTTGCGTGAGCGGATCCGTCAGGGTCGTACGGCGTGCGAACAGTGGCGCAATCACAAGTTTAGTAAAGAAAATATGTCAAATGCGTCGAATACGTTGAATGCGTCGACAATGCTGGGCCCGTCCGCCGCCGCCGAGTACCCCCACCTGGTGGATCATCTCCTCCAAGGATACCGTTCACTGGAGAGCCGCAGTCGGACCCAACGTTCAAAGTCGTCGTCGGACAAGGAAGAGGACGCCTGGAACATACGTGCCGTGTCGTCGTCGGAACTGTGGTCCGCGGCGTGGAACGAGGACGGTACTCAATTGCTGAGTCTCCTCCTCAAGGCCATGTATGTGAATCTGCAAATACCGGCGTCGTTTTACGCGGCCACTGAACAGACCAATACGGACGACATGGATGCCCTGGAAAAGATCAAACCGACCGACTGCGCCCGTCGCGTCTTGGTGAAGAAATACACGGCCTTGGGGGACCTTCAGAAGGACAACCACGAAGAGATTTACGTCGACCGGGAATTGGACGACACGCCCTACGGACTCTTGAAGACGTACGAGGCTGCCCAGAAAACCCAGACCCGCGAAGCCTTTGAAACGTACTTGGCCGAAAATTTGGTGCAAAAACACGGGTGTCCGCGCAACCAGTCGGTGGAATTGGCCCGTACCCTCCTGCAGGGCAAAAAACAGGTGCGTGACGGGGAGTACGCGGTGCTGTCGATCCGCCCCCAGTTGGCCGCCAAATCGTCGGAAACGAATGCCGCCGTTCCGACTCAGGATTACCGCACCCGGAACACGTATTATCAACGTACCCGCGGGGTCTGGGTCAAGGACGACGCCCTGAATCGGGGAGACGAAGAACTGGCGTTTGTGGATTCCAATACCCTGTTTTGTCAGTTGCAACCGGGATGCGTCAAGACGTCCCGTGGGGCCAACGTGTGTGCCGACCTCAACCCGAATGCAGCCGCAGCTCGTATTCCTACAGACGCCGCGCGGCAAGAACTGGCGACCCGACTCGCCGGGTCGGTGGACGAGGTTGTACGTGACCTCGAAACCCGTATGGAAACCCAATTGCGGTGGATGGCCCACGCCGCGCGTCTCCAGACCGTTCAACAGGAACGGCAAAGCAACTACGGCTGGACGCTGGGGAAACATGCGGCCGAAATCACGGGACTGGTGTCGCCCGCGGCGACGTTGCGGGACACGATCTTGGCCGAGACCGACGTGGCCTTGCGCGCCCACCACGTGGTGGCGTTGGTCGATTACTACGCGCGGTCGCCGATGACGGAAGAGGATCCGCACTGGTACTACTGCGTCGAGACCAACACGCGGTTCTTGCCGGCCTTTGTCTACGAACTGGCGCGGGCCTTTGCTACCGGGGGCACCTCGGCCATGGCAGATGCGATGGCGCGCATTGAACAGCGCCAAGGGGTGCTCAGCGACGACTGCGATTCTATCGTCGACAAGTACTCGGGCTACGTCATCCGTCGCATCGATCTGGTGGTGGAGGAAGAGTTTGACGATATCACGGGACTGCGTATATCGACACACCAAGTGCTGGCTGACAGCGAGTCGGACACTGCACTCGCCGCCGATGCGACGCGGGCGAGCATGGGAAAATTGTCCGCAGCTGCCGCCCCCCCTCGCACGTTCAAATCCCCCCTCAGCCGGGACATTCACCGCCTGTATGTCGCATTATGCTACCAAAACATGGGTATCGATCGCTCAGACGCACTGGAAGACTTGGTGATACGTATCGTAGAGGCCCAGCTGCGGTCCGAGGCTACGCACCAAATACTGGATCTGGAACGGAAAGAGAGTTTTGCCGTCTTGGTCGCCGCGACCCTGTTGATGGGCATTCAGACGACGGTACCCCCCATTCGCCCCCGCAAAACGTTTCCGGGGTGCGTCCAGTCCTTTCACGGGTTTCCGTTGGGCGGGGTGGAAGACTTGAGCACGATCGCGTATGTCAGTTGCGTGCTGGCGGTGCAGGACCCGTCGATCTTGGCCTCGATGAAGCGGTCGCGGTTGGAGGATCAAATACGGAACGCGTTGACCGGGGTCTTGCTGGAACTGCCTGAAGTCAAACAGCGGTACGAAGTGCGACGGGAGTACGACGCCCAGCACATTAGCAGCGGGCGGGAAGGAAGCTATATACCCGCCGTCCACGCTCTCTCCCGCACATGGCGGACGTTTTTGCCTCCCCAGGTGAAGATGGACGCCGAGGCGTTGGCCAAAACCCTGCGTCCAGTCGAGGCCGACCAAGCCAAATACCTTCAGGACCTCATGCGCCGGGGGAACCGGGAACAGTTTGCCGCGTTGGCGAGTTTGGTCGGCAAGTCGATGCGGCACGGCTACGGAATTTGTGCGGGGGTACATGCGGTGGTGGGCGCACAGGCGTCCCTCTTGCATACCGAAGCGCAGGTGCCCTTCCTACAGAATGCGTGCTGCAACAACACAGCGCAGCAATTGCCCCCTTCGACTCGAAGCAACAGGGCTACCACCGCGCTGACCTATTTTGAAACGGCCAATCCAGACGTGCGCAAGTATCGGGGAGTCATCGAACATATTGCCAAGTGGTTAGACACCATGCGAAGCGTCACGACGCCGTCGTTGCTGTTTGATCCGCGCGATACTCGGATTCGACGCACGGACGTCCCATTGGATCACGCGTTCGGACTTCGCAGCATCTACCAGGCATTCATCACATACGGTCATTTTGATCGTCTGGATGTGCCGATCCCCGACGATTTGGCGGGTATCATCCCGGATAAACCGGCCACGCCGGATTACCCTGTTACCGGTACGCTGGATGAAAAGATGGCGGCGATCCAGCGTGCGGGCAAGCATTACAACACGGAACAGTTGGATACCTTGCTTCAGGCGATTTTCCGGCGTCGCCAATTACAGCGCGTCAACGAAGATCCCAACGCGAATGCGGTCACGGTCGCTTCGCGGTCCCAGGATGCGGCGGCGGCACCTATGCGGATGGTGAGCGCCCTGGTCGATTTCCTGGACCATTTGGACCTGGAGGTGCCCGCCCTGAAAGCGTTCGACCCTCCCCTGCGCAACCATCTCCTCGCCGTCTTGGCCCAGTACCAACCCGGTCGGATGATCCACGAAGATTCTGCCGCCACCACGGCCCTCAAGAATTACCTGCAGGTAGCCAACCAAAACGTGCGCGAAGAACTCACCGAATTCATCCGTGCCAATTGCGGCGTCAAAGAAGCCGTCGAACTGGACGCTTGGCTGACGGGGATGGTCGCCCCGCTCAGCAAACCCCTATTGGACGCCGACTACCTGTACACCCTGACCCAGTTTTTGCGTACCTCAGTCAACCACATGTGCGAAGTGTATCCCAGCCGTATCGTCGCCGGGGCCTTTTCGTCCTACACCGTGCCGACCCACTGGGACCTGTCGGAGAAACACGAACACGATTTGACCAGGGTGGTCGAACAGTACAGCCACCGCCTCAAAGCGTTTGTCGGCGACACCGTGCTCCCCCGCGTCTTTGCCGACATCGCCCCCACCTGCGGCGAACTGGTCCAGTTTTTGCAATACGTGCCGGTGCATGCTCCCCTGGTTTCCCCCCTGCCCTCCACCGACCTGCCGGACGTCCCTCTCGTGCCCGTGCCCTTTTACGATATCTTTGACGCCAAAACAACGCTGTTGCTTCACTGGCACGTCTGGTATTCCGTACTGTACACGTACATGCAAGCGGCCACCAACGGTAATCTGGCCCAAATGGACGTCAACGTCCAAAAGAGGGCCCGTCGTGCAGCGGGGCGTGACGACCGCGACCCGGCGCGTCTTCGGGCGGCCGATACCGCAAATTCCGACTACGTTCCCGAGTACGCCGATCCCATCGTCGCCCCCCGCGAAGAAACCCGGCAAGAAGCGGGCCTCGCCATGGACGAAATCGTCATAGAGAGCGACCAGAAACTGCTGAATGCGCGGGTGGCCAACCTCATGTGGACGTATGTGACTCTGGACCGCGACCTGTACCAAATTGTCGGTCAAACGTACCCCACCATCATCCAAACGTTCCAGGCCTTGCGCGACGCCGAAAAACGGCGGGTGGTCAACCATTTCCGCGACATGACCGCGGAGGAACGCCGGGTAGAATACCAGCTCAAAGAACACCGCCTGGGATACTGGAACGTCGATGTGCAACGGGGGGTGGTGGCCTACGACAAGGACGTCTATGACCTCGAAATGCAGCAATTGCAGGAACAGCGGTTGCGGGTACGTGACGACATGGACGACGACGGTGATAATGGGTACAACATGACGGGAGGTGGCGAAAGGACAAAGACGCGAAGGACGATGACCAAGATAAGCGCCGACACTATGGCGCCCAGCGAACCCTGGGACCATCCGGCAGTGGGGTTGGATGTCTATGATCTGGAACGATACGAACGAACCCAGGTCGAGGCGGAATACGATCGGGAAGAACACAACATCCGCCATTATGGGGAAGATTACCTGGATGGTAACTATTACGGAGGGGACGATGACGACGACCTGGACTTTCCGTATGATGAATGATCGGTCACAACCACATATACAAGATTCTGTATAGGCTTCGTCCTCCGAAGGAGGATGAACAATGATGGACGAGCAAAGCTCGTCCGTGAATTGGACAAGTTCTAATCCCTCCACAAGATTCGGTATATGAATCCTATACCGAATCTTCTGAGCCAAAGAACATAGACATAACCAGCGAAGGTTTACGCAAAAGATGGCCGCGTCTGCAAAAAACAAATACCATCCGTACGTGTCCGTCGTGTGCGTCACATACAACCGTCGCCCGTTTCTCCCCACGTTCTTTGAATGCATGCGTGCCCAGACGTATCCCCGAAAACGGTTCGAGATTGTGGTCGTCGACGACGGCACAGACTGTGTGCGGGACGCGGTGGAACAGCACGGTCATGGGTTGACCGTGCGGTACCATCGGGTCGAGCAGAAAATGGCGCTGGGGGCAAAACGCAATTTGTCGCATACGTTGGTCGACAAGAAGGCCAAATACATTGTGGCGGCGGATGACGACGATTACCACTGCCGCGAACGGATCGCCCATTCGGTGGAAATGCTGGAAAAAACGCCCGATGCCATGATCGCGGGGGCGTCCATCCTGTACATATACTTCAAGCACATTCAGCAAATGTACCAGTTTGGACCGTACGCCGTGAATCGTCCGGATGGCAGCGTGACCGACCGCTTTAGCCCTCGCAATACCCATTCTACCAACGGTTGTTTTGCCTACCGGCGCGAACTCGCCGATCAGCGTCAGTACAGCTCGACCGCCTGCCTGGCCGAAGAACGCGCCTTCTTGGCGGAATACACGATTCCTATGGTACAACTGGACCCGACAAAGACCATCTTGGTCGTTTCACACGAACACAATACGTTTGATAAACGCACGTTGCTGAAAGAACCCAACCCGGAATGCGTGAAACCATCATCCCTCACCGTTGATACCTTTATATCTTCGCCGTCCATCCGTCGTTTTTTCATGGAGGAGATTGACGGGTTGCTGGAGGCGTATGACCCCGGACATCCCCGCATGAAACCCGACGTATTGAAACAGATTCAGGAGATTGATGCCCAGAGGCAGAAAATGGTGGATGATGCCCGGCAAAAAGCGGCGGCTACCGGAACCCCCACCATCATGGTCAATGAACCGGGACGCCCTCCCCGGGCCTTGTCACCCGAGGAAATCGTGCAACTGATCGGCCAACTGCAGTCGCAGGTCGACTATTATACCAAACGTTCGACGGAACTGGAGACCCAGTGCGAACGGCTGCGGAGCGAACTGCTCCAAAAACACGGGGCATTGACCCAAGCACACCAGCGGATCCAGGAACTGGAAATGCCATCCTCTGGCCCGCCACCGCCACCGCCCTCGACGGTCGCACCTGAAGCCACTGCCACCAAGCGTCCTACACCCCCCCCTACTCATTCGGTACCGTTGATTGTCAACACCGGCACCGGGGTGTTGGACATTGAGCATCCATAGAAACATAGAAGCACGGCATAGAAGCATGGCATACATATATCTATCCCCCCACGCGATGTTTCCCATCATGTACAGCGATTTATCACCCGTCGCAGCGGTCACGGATCCGCCAGATGCAGTCGCCGATCCTGACATTTCCCGTTTCGATAGCCCGCTTCGCGGGCAATTGCTTCGCGATTCGAAGCGACAGGGCTACAGCGCAGCAATTCATGGACGAGCTTCGCCAGGATTCGCGAAGCGAATCCCCGGTTGGTCGGCTTCGCCGACCCGACTCGTCCGTCATTGTTCGATCCCGAAGGGATCGAACCCAATTGCCCCCATCCATCCTGCGGAAAGGAAAGGGTCAGCAAGCGAAGCTTGCAACCTTGCAGCCCCTGTCGCCTTTGGCGACTCAGGGCTGCTTAGGGGCTACCCCGATACCGTGAAATCCCCGTATTTGACCCTCGAACCCGATTTTTACTGCCGCCTGCCCGATCTGAACCTGCAACTGTGGCGCATTACATGTACATCGCGTTCGTCGGAGGTGCAGGGTGGCGACTATTGCACCCCATATATGTACATAGATCCGACCAGCATCGCGGAAATATCCGAGTTGTTCAATGAGATTGGTATTGATCCCGACGAAACCGACGCGCTCGTGGAACATATATGCGATTATGTGATGAATGACCACGACGTGAAACACCTGGCCTTACCCACCTGGGACTTGCAGCCCGCGGCCTCGACCAAACACCTGAGTTGGATGCATCTATGCTGGGGGGATTATGCCTTCAACCTGCACGCCGATGTATTTTACGGGGAAGGTGGACATCTTGAAGTTCCCGTAAACGTGTGCCCGACCCCGACCCCGGCCCCCACCCCCGCCCCCACCCCCCGCCCCACCCCCGCCCCCACCCCCGCCCGCTCACGCGGGGTTTTCCAATAAATTGGCTCTAGGGCCTA